GGGTTTTGTAATTCGCACTCCCTTGGCAATCTCCATCATCCCATTCTATTGCCTTAAACCTTTTGACCGAACCGAGATTAAAAACGCATAAGTCAAAGGTGACAATCCTCAAAGGTAGGTAAAAAAAGAACCCATACAGGTTGCGGCTGCATGGGTCTAATCGTAGTGGGTTCACTAAAATCAAACCCGAATAAATACCGCAACTACCTAATCGGACTGACTATGCGAAAATACTAAATATTTTAGATTACCAAGTTTTTTAGCAAAATATTTTTGGAAAAAGGGAAAAAATAGGGAACCCTACAAAAACCCTATGCAAAACTATACCTCCCACTCCCCACATTCTTCTGAAGGTGCATCCATGCAAGTGCGAGTGAACAGACTGCATCATCCGTAAATCCTTGAGGTGCGGAATACTTTACCCCGAATGAGGTGTACTGATACTCAAATATTTCAAGTTCATCCACGATAGGACCTGGTGGGAATGTTATCTTCCTTTGGTGAATGGCAGAGGCAAGACCCTCCATAAGCATCTGTTTGCTTGTACTGCTAAACTTATACCCTTGAACATCAAGACCCTCCCTTTGCATATCCTCAAAGATTGGGTCACCTACACCCGTAGAATCCATCAGGATTGGTGCTTTAGGTAGATTGATGATATATTCCTTAGTTTGCCTCCAATCCCTTTGGAAGCGTTCATAATGGCATACAGACCCATTCTTGTCAAGACCTATCACTACAGTCCAGTCAACCGCTTTGGCAAGGTCAATACCATAACAGGCAACAGGATTGGTAGACATCGGGAAGATGCATTGCCTTATGTAAGCAGACCCAAAAGGATTGGCAGCGTTCTCCGCAGGGTTTGCCATATACTCCTGCTCAAATACTACCTCAGGCAGTTGCATCCTTGCACTATCAACTTCTGATTTATCTATGTACGGGTTATCATAGGTGCTGAACTTAAACGATTGCCAATCTTCCTCCCCTCCGTTCCCTTTCATAAACAAAGAGTAAAAGTAGTTCTTACCCTTTGGGGTAGATAAGAACAATGCCTTGCCCTTGTAATCGGTTAGGGTAGGTCTGATACTATTTAACCAACCGCCCTCAAGGTCAGGGATAAAAGATGCCTCATCAACCACAACCAGGTGGAACTTCCTGCCTCGCAGGTTATCTAACCGCTCCCCTGTAAAGAACTGAACCGAACCGCCATTCGGAAACTCAATAGTCAAATCAGACCGATTAGAGGCGAAAGGGACTGCTTTTGCAAGTTTGTCAAAGAAAGTCTTGGCAAGGTTATAAGTCGGGGTAATATAGGCAACAGTTTGCCCCACAATGGCATTCTTAATGATTTCTACCTGTGAGAGTTCAGACTTGCCAAACCTCCTACCACACATCACCACCCTAAACCTTGCCGAACTGTCAAGGATTGCTTGTTGGTTTATATGTGCTTCGGGTAGTTCAATTATCATAGAATCGTTTTGCCCTTAGTAAAAACCACCTCAATCTTCCCATCATTGGTTATGTGAGCAGTTTCCTTTGGTTTGCCGTAGACCCTGGTAAGTAAGGTATCTATTGAATAAAGGCTTCCCTTCTCCAGTGACTTCCTTAATGCCCCTGCAATGGTCTTCTCCAGTACAGTTGCCTTCGGGTTATCCCATACCGCTTTGAGTTCCTGCATATCCATTGACATAATTGCTTGGATGCAATCGTTGACCTCCGCTAACTTGTACCCTTGTTCTTTCAGAAGTGATACATACTTCCTCGGTCTGCCGTTTGGATTCATTGTTTCACCCTTATCAGGTCGGGTTAAACTACCACCGTGTGCTTGTTTTATCTGCTTTGCCATACCGATGCTATTCCGATGTTTTGATATATTTTATGCCATTTCTTTTAATTTCCAAAGTAGGGTCAAGTTTCATCATCCTGTCCACTATGACTTGGCAGTATTTAGGGTCAAGTTCCATGCCATAGCACTTGCGTTTAAGTTGGTGACTTGCCACCATAGTTGAACCGCTACCACTAAAAAAGTCCATAATTAAGTCTGCTTTATGGTTTTTTATTGCTCTTTCAGGAACTGATATTGGTTTTTGCGTTGGATGTAATTTGTTATTTCTATCCTTCTCAATTTCCCATGTTGTATTCTCATCAGTAGGTCCAATCCAATTTGTTGACTTTCCCACTTTAGCATATACGCAAGGTTCATATCTATTTTTATAATGACTATTCATATCAGCATAACCAGTGTTTATTTTTATCCATGCTAATACTGCCATAATATCTATTCCATTTTCATGCAATGGTTTAAAAATCTCATAAGAGTTTCTTGTTGCATAAAAAATGTATAAAGGTCCATTATCAATAACTAAAGGTAGCAAAGCAATAAAATCTGCATATAAATCAATTTCATCATTTTTTAGCATTTCTCTCTTATGATTATTATTGATTTTATTTCCATGTATAACACCGCCAGTGTAACTAACTCCATAAGGAGGGTCAGTAAATACCATATCTGCCTTCTGTCCATTCATCAACTTTGCAACTTGGTCGCTATCTGTTGAATCACCACAGAGCAAACGATGCTCACCTATCTCAAATAAATCCCCAAGAACGATATCGGTATCAATGCCCCCATCAGGTACTTCAAACTCATCCTCTTCTGCTTCAATGACCTCGGGTTTAAAGTCAGGTATATCCAACCCCCAATCTGTTAACTGTTCTGCATCCCAATTATTAGCAAGGTCTTCCCAATCCCATTCACCGAAACCTACATTATCCTTAATGATAAACTGCTTCTGTTGGTCTTCTGTTAGGTCCTCTACTTTGATTATTGCCACCTCTTTCAGTCCTGCTTCCTTACAAGCCTTTAGTCGCATATTCCCACCGAGTACAACCATATCCGCATTAACTACGATTGGTCTAATGTTAAGCATCTCAGGAAACTCCTTAATTGACTTGACTAACTTTTGAAACTTGTCATCCTTGATGATTCTTGGATTGTTCGGGTTAGACTTTACCTCGCTGATTTTAACTGTGATTGGGTTCATTATTTAAGTTTAGTTAATACTCTGTTATGCACCAAGTTAAGTTCATGCTTCCATTGTTCATTCTGTCCTTCTCTTGGGAGGAATTGGTCCACTGCGTTTGATACCGATTGAATCCCTGCGAAGTAACCCCAAGGCATTTGTACTCCATTATTGCAGTCATCAATTACCAGTGTACCGCCTACCTTTAGGATTGGAAGATAGTTCTTTAGGTCTGCCATAACCACCTCGTAAGTATGTCCTCCATCTATGTAAAGCACATCGGGAGGATTCTGTGATGCAAGTTTGACCGCTACGGGATTAGTTGAATCAAGTGTGATTAGTTCGTAATCATCGGGAATGTAAAAAGTATCGTGCAGTTTCTTAATGTCTGCTTCATAGTCAGATTCCCAATGCCCATCGGATGTATCAAGAGGAGTAATCCCGATTCGCCTAACCTTCTTTCCGTGTCTGTCCGCAAGTAACTTGACAAGTCCGAGAATCTGTCCTCTGAAAACCCCTATCTCCATAAATGTAAACTCTTGTGGCATCCTTGCAACAATATCATTCCACATCCAAAGAAAACACCTTTCCCCGAATCCGAATGCGTTTGCTTCAATCCAGTCCCTATACTCTTTTAGTTCTTGGTCAGCGTTGACCTTGTCGGTGTATTCCTTAACTATCCATTCCATCATAGTGCGTAAAATTTAGTCATATCGGTTTTCCCGTTTCCGTGAATGAACATCGGGAAAGTATGGGTTATCTTGTTGTAAAGTCTTCCATATCTTATCTCAAAATCTCCTTCTGACTCAAATGCTATGGATTGAAACATATTGCAATAATCTAAACCAATCCAATCACATTGATTTACTAAATGCAAATATGTATCAGTGTACCACCTTTGGTCATCATCTTCAAACTTTGGTGGATTCATTTGATATATCTTGCAAAAATCAACTGAGTTGCCCCATATTTGCCCGCTATTTATATATTTCCAATCATGTGAAACAGTAGGAAATTTTCCAATATTATGAGTATCGGGGTAGCATCCTTTTTCGGTTGATAGTATAATTTTATGATTTTTCTTTGGTTTATGCTTTAGTTCATCAGGACCTGCAACACAGTAGTTATCATAAGCATCAAGGTAAATAAATTGATAGATAGTAGAATTAATAAGATATTCATACAAGCCTATTATTTTAGTGCCAAACCCTTTCCATTCTGTTACGATTGGATGGTAATCCCAACCATGCCGTTTAAGAGATTCTTCCAACTTCAACCAACCTGGGTGATTTGGATTGTCAAGAGATACGATTACTTTCATTGAAAAGGATTGTAGTATATTGGTCTTGTGCCGTGATAATATTCGTGAGTCATTTTGATTACTTGTTGGGTAACCTCTGCACTATGCTTCTCCTTCCAAGTTTGGTATTCTGTTTCCCCTTTGTCTATGTGTTCAATCTCAATATGAGGTAAAAACACATTCCACATACCTGCAACTGTTGACCTATGAGAAGCAAGGACATCATCGTAACCATAGAGGTTAGGTTGGCAAAGATACCCTATTTTGTCAAGCAAAGCGGAGGAGTACATTTGACAAGTTCCTATAATGTGGTGACATTTCTCAACTATTATCCATCTTTGACCTGCGAAGTGTGGTAGCATAATCAATTCGCTTCTCCAGTCAGGCAGTGCGTGATTCGGTTCTTCCCAACAATCTTTTCTCTTTAGTCCTACGATTCCAATCTTAGGTTCACGTTCAATTGCCTCAACCATTTCTTTCACCCAATCAATATTATTAATGGTTACATCGTTATCCATCTTGATGCAGTGCTGACCTTGTTTACGATGCTTCCAAGCAAGGTTAACCGCTTCAGCAGTCCCAATGTTCTGCTCATTAGTGATAAGGTTTATGTAACCATCCTCCGCCCAAGATTCAAGAATCTCCTTAGTTGCATCGCATGAATTGTTATCTACCACCCAAAAGTCATGGTCAGTAAATATATCCTGATTGTATAAAGCATTCAATACCCTTTCGGTTAGTTCTGACCTTTTGTTCTCTTTAGTGTCATGCACCGCCATTGCGATTAGTACCTTATCCATTGCGTTTAGTTAATTAGTTCTGATATGATAATGTTATGGTCACTCATCAATAGTTCAAACTCATCAAAGACCAACTCAACTGCTTCATATTCACTTAGACCTTTCTCTTCTACCAAGTTCATTAACCTTTTTTTAGTATTATAATGAAAGGTGTGGATTGCAGACATCAATGCCTCAGACTTAATGCACCTTAAATGTGCAGTCCTTTCATCAATATCATCAAGGTCAAAGGTTAATTGTGCTTTCATAATGCGTTGAATATTTGTGTTCTTAATTTATTTACCTTAATCAAGTCAAAGTTCTCCCTGCACCATTCACCATTAGCAAGACCCATCTCTTGTCTATAAATAGCATCTTTAATAACTTTTTTAATATTTGTGAACCAATCTGATTGATTGTTTACTCGGATGATATGCTTACAGTCTGAATAAGGTTTTACATTGGAACAGATTACAGGTGCATTCTTAGTCGCTGCTTCCAATACCTTGAGGTTAGACTTCATTGAGTTAAACTTGGAATCTACTAAAGGAACAAGACAAGCATCTGCTTCATTGTAGAAGTTCATGTATTGGTCTACTGGTAACGCACTGCGTATGTAACCATCAACCTTAAACCCACACATATAGTCATTAATCATCCTTCCCCAAGGTTCTGATACTTGCTTGTCCTCTGAGTAACCGCAAAGGATAAAGGTTGAGTTATTCTTTACCATTGAATCACCTGCCACCCTTTTCATTGGATTCTTTAGGATTGCAATGTCCTTCTCGTGAGTTATTGAACCTGCGTAAACAAAGCGGACCCTTTCAGATTCGGTCTTTATATCTGTAAATTGGTCCTCACCATAAGGCAAAGCGTTTGGAACTACCACACAATTCTTATTGTAATTGCTCACTTCTTGTGCTAAAAGTTCATTTGAAGATATTACCATATCTGCAACTTTGATATGGTCAATAACTTTCTGCGTTGGATATTTTCCGTAAAGTATATGCCACGGGTCAAGATGCCAAAAGTCATCTATATCAACTACTAACTTAAACCCATACTTCTCCCGTAACCTTACAACCTCATCAACCTCCATTCCTGCTATGTACCGATTGATAAAAAGTATGTCATAACCTTTCTCAAGTTCTTCCTCGGTTAGTACATCGGTCATCATTGCGTAATCCTTTGGCAAGTAGATTAAAGGATTAAATAAACGATGGAATGAAACCCCCGAGTTACGCTGACCGACTGTGATGATTCTCATGGTTTGGTTTTAAATGGTCTACCTTTCTTCTTCGGTACTTGTACGGGTTCTTGTACAACTTCTGCATCAAGTACCTTCTTTGCTCGGTATTCATCCCAAAAGATAATCAGTCGCTTCATCATGCTACTCACACATGAACTGCACCAACTTGTCAGAATAAACCCACCATCAAGGTATCTTCTGTAAATCTGTTCATACCCTACAAGAATGTGCAAGGGTAGGTTCTTCATAAATCCAATCTTTACGCATTCAAAATTGTAAATATTGTCTTGAATAAACTTTTCATCTTCCTGTGTCATTGTGTTATTTTTTAAAGAATATGTTATTCATAAGGTTACGAAATAGCGGAGCAGATACACCTGCAACGAATGCCACTAAAACGCAATTAAGGACCATTACAGGCAGGAAGTACAAAGCAATGGCAACATATACACTGAGGCACATATTGCAGTTAAATGGTTTAAAATTGAGTTTACACTTCTCAGGAAGTCTTGCCATTTCTATAAAGTAGAACACAAAGAAAAGTGATGCGATAACGATTTTAAGTAAGTGCATGGTTTTTGATTTTATATTTTAAAAGTGTCTTGGTTTTTTTAATGGTCTTCATTAGGGAACGATATGGGATGCCAGTATCTCGTGAAAGGGACATTATGTTTTGTCCATTCTCGGAGTACAAGCGTAATATCTCAAGTTCGTACCAATGGAGAATCTTTAGACTATTGTTTAGTTTCACAGTTATCTCATCGGTTTGAATGCTATCACTGACATCAGGTGCATCATGCTTCTCGGTCCATTCCGTAAATACCCTGCGGAACTTATTAAAGAAGGTAGACCTATCAGACTTTATCATTGAGAGCATTGTGCGGACCAAGTAAAACTTTAAGAACCCACCCGTATGCATTGACATGAACTTGACCTCATCCATCTCACAAAGTACCATAAACATCTCTTGCCTCAAATCATCTTGCAACTCAAAAGGTTGCATCTTCTTGATGGCATTGTCTATATCCTTGTCAGTGTATAGACCTGCTATGATATCGTTCTTTGTCAGACCCATTCGTTAAGTTCAGGGATGCCTTTGTTATCTGTTGCAAGGTAACACAAACAACCTGCATTTTTTGCCCTATTGAGAAAAACTATCTGATAGTCGCTAAGTTTATCCTTAATAGTTTTAACCTCGCAATAGACCGCCTTACCAGTTGACTTGCAGAATCCAGTGATATCTGCAACACCTCTTTCGCCAATGAACTTGCGACCAGGTACAGATAAATTATTGTTTCGCCAAACATAGTAACCTTTGGATTCCATCTTGATAAGTGCAAACTTAGTTATCATTCCTGCCGTTAAGTCCATCATTTATCTTTTAAAAGTTTATCAAAGTACTGAGATACCGCCATCCTATAACACTGATGCTCAAGATACTCTTCATCCTTTAACTTGTTCTTGATGTCTATCTTGTCCTGCCTTGAACCTTTAAACATCCTGTCATTCATTGCAGATATTACCTTGTCATAGGTATCTTCAACCTCTACAATGATTTTGCCTCGTTTGTGCAGGATATGGAAGACATCTATCCCAAAGACAATGTTATCCCATTGCTTGAATTTAGAGTAACAATCAAACGCAGTCTCTATCTTTTCATCATCAGATATGTACCTTGGTTGCCATTTAGATTCTTGCTCTACTGGTTTAATCTCATTCAGTTTCTGCATACCATACCTTGCAAATGCTCTGAGTAACCTGTGCAGATATAGCATTGAGAAATTTTGGTATGTTTCTGCTTCTATGTCAAGTTTTCCCTTTGCTGCTAAGTCAAAAGCAAGGGAGATTTCGCCTATCTTAATGTTAGGGTATTCCTCCATAATTGACTTGTACATAAGCAATAGGTCTGCATTGTTTGGCATCTTATCACCTTTGACACCAAGTTTCTGCATCCCGTTGATAAGTTCATCAATAACCAGTGCAGTGCTTAAATTCTTGATAGGTTCACTGGTCCTTGATAATTTAAATTTCTCAAGGTCTAATTCCTCTGAGTTGGTCAATCTTTTCTGCGTACTGATGGAGTTCTGCTCTGCGTTCTGCATAGATGTCAGAACTTGATTTAGTGGTAACATTTTTACTTTCTTTAAGTTTGAATAATCCTTTATAGTTATTTGATATGCTTTGATTGATAACTTTTTTAGCAGTTTCTAAATCACCTCCAGAAAGTTCAACCAAGTTATTTATGGCAGTTTGTTCTGTTTTAGAACTTTTGAACTTGTTACCATGCTCAACCTTTTTATATTCCATCCATCCTTTCCAAATACTTTCCCAATCATCAGAAATGAACTCTAATTCTTTTATTTGTATATAATCTTTCTTTTGTATGGAATTAGTCTTTTGTATAATGGCACTTTCACCGAAGTCGGTAATTTCCGAAGTCGGGTTTTCCCGAACTCGGATAGGTTCACTTTCGGCAGGTATGTCATAGACAATATGATTCCAACCTACAAACCTTCCTGTGGTTTGGTCATGCATCTTTATTGATAAGATATAACCTTTAGACTGTAACCCCTTAAATGCCCTATCTATGCTGCCAGGTTTATCTGGAAGGTTGTTATACAGATTCTTTTTGTAAATCACCCAATCTGATGGAAGTGATAACAAATAACTCAAAAGACCCTTTTCATCAAGTGACAAAGACTTGGATTTTATCAACTCATTTGGTAAAGTTGTAAACCTTTCGGTTGACTTGCTCTTTACTATTTGTCCAGTATTCATAAAAAAAATACCTTAAAAAGGTTCGGGGGAAACAAGTTTGCTTTCGCAGAACTTCCAAACCTTTCTAAGGCATTAATAATTTTTACTTGCACTTGGGTTTCCCTACCAAGTACCCCTAATATACAAAATTTATTTAACATCTTCCACCTTTTTCTTAACTCTTACCGCATAGGTTTTGCCATCAAGTCTGCTGATAACCTTTCTTCCTACTTGCCTCAAGTCGCTAATTTTATTGGGAGGATATCCCATAAAGTTACAAACGCACTTGCCTGACCGATAGGTGACAGCCTTTGCCCTGCGTTCTTCTATGTCCTCAATGCTTAGGTCATAGACAAGATACTCAACTGCATTCTCTAAATGATAGGTTATATCCCTCAAAACTTTGGTTTTAATAGTGAAATAATGGTTGCACCCATATAAAAGCAGACCGCCAATGGTACTGAGATGATGAAAAAGTATATGATTTTCACTACTCTCATAAGTCCATCTTTAATCTGTCCTGTGATATACCGTAAGTATCTCCATGACCCAAGTCAACAAGGTTCTCAGGTTTGAAAACTTCTAACCCTCCAAAGTATCCCTTGAATTCATAGTTAGGGAATTCGCCCACCATTAAAGCATAATAAGAAGGTACTGCCCTATACTTCCAAGTGCCAACCAAAAGCATTCCGTTAGGTTTCTTGGTAGTCTTTACATCTATGAACCCTACACCGTTGATATAGCAATCGTATGGGATAGGATGGTCAATGCTCATATCAGGGTAGATATTTTTCAGTTTACAAAATGCGAACTCCCCACCAGTGCCTTCAAGGTTAATGAGAAGGTCATCACCTCCTCCCATCTTATAAGACCTGCTTCCTCTATCAATGTTATTCTTATGCCTTGCTAATGCGATGCCTCTAACGATTTCTTGCTCGTGTAAGTCTAATGTGATTTGCATAACGTTTGGTTTTAGTATGGGTGAGGTCATTAGAACCCCACCCTTGGTTTTCAATCAGAATGGCAAGTCTTGAGGTTCTTCTTGCTTTTGAGGTCCACCTGCTGCCATATACTTGGCATTCCCAATGATTGTACCTTTAAGACCTTTCTCCCTTTCTTCCTTGGTAATGGATTCCACTACAAAACCATTGTTTCCGTACTGGTCCACCTCTTCCTTAAGGAATAAGGTTGCGGACAAATATTGCCCTTTTTTGCCCTTGTACAATCTTTTAGGGTCAATTTTACTCACATCAATGTTTAAACTAATTAACTTTTGCATATTTGTTTTTATTTACTGAGTTGAATTTTGAATGTTGAAGTTACTGACTTTATAGGTAGGTCGCCTTTATGATAGGTCTTTTCTTTGTCTTCTATCTCCTTTTGCTTTTCCTTTAGCAGACTGATTTGCTCTTCAAGTTCTGACCAACCAGGTAGGTCTGAGAAGTCATACTTAATGGAATCCATCTGAGAAACGGATGCACCAAGTACCTCTGCCTTTCCTTTAGGATGCTTCATAAGTTCTGATAAAACATTTTCGGTTATTCGGGATTTAACTGACTTAACCAGTTGCTCTAAACTATTAAACTTAATTGCAACCTCTAATGGGTCAAGCAGTCCATCATTGACTTGCTCTTGGATAGCATCTGCCATTAACTCAATCCCAAATTTGGTGGGAGCAATATCCCCCACCTTTATTTCATTAACCTTTAAGGAGTTCATTCTTTCTTGCT